CTTTACTATATAATTTATTTATAATATTCGAAATATTTGTATCCATATAAATTAAATCTATAATAAATAAATATTATTTATTATATATTCAACTGTGTAATATTTGTACAAATAACTATAGACTTAAATAATTATTGTACAATTATTAAATCTATTAAATCTACATTTTTGACATCATTCTTACCATTGAACCAGGTGGTCCTGCCCAACTAGATTGCATAGTCATAACAGAACCTTGTAATATGAACATCATTGTAGTCATAATACCAACAACTTTACCAACCATATCTTTCATTTTAATCATCATATATTGTACTTGAATTAGTATATTCAAAAATACACCGAAAATACTTTGAATTATAGATGTTATAAAATTACGAATAACATTAAAAAACCCTCTAATATCTTGAATAGAATTCATTAAATTACCAATTGTATCTCCTTGTACACTTGTTAAATAATTCAATGGCTGTAATAAGTATTCCATGTAATCTGTTTGCATAGTCTGAATACAGTATGTAAAATTTGTTCCTGTATCGTGACCAAACATACCTGCAAACGGCATTACAGAAGGATTACATCTATATTCTGGCCAATTCTCCTTAATATTTTTTATACCTACTGCTAAAACATTATAAAAATACATACCTATAAAAATTAATATTATTACAATAGTTAATGTGATATCACTTGATTTCATATTAATTTATAATGTTATTTTATTTATTTTATTTTATTTATTTTTATTTATTTTATTTATTTCTAGTAGTGTTTTTAGATTTCTTGGTTTTCTTGGTTTTCTTGGTTTTCTTGGTTTTCTTGGTTTTCTTGGTTTTCTTGGTTTTCTTGGTTTTCTTGGTTTTCTTGGTTTTCTTGGTTTTCTTGGTTTTCTTGGATTTATTTCTTTTTTTTCCACCACTCATACAACCCCACGACTCTCCATCTGTAATTAGACCAGAAACGCCACAATTAGAACCACCCGTCTGCGACATTTCTGGATTACATTGTGGTGTATTACATATAGGACTACTGTCAGGGTCATAACATCCATCACATTTGCTGTTTGCAAGTGATTGTGAACCAGAAGTATTAGCAACTTGACTCAGTGATGTTGGGTCTTGTCCCCCAGCACTTACCTGAGGACCAGTAGATGAAAATGAAGGGACTGTTAATGCTCCACCTCTATAATTTTTTTTCATCCCTCCAGATTTATTCATGGAATTTTGTTCATTGTTTTGTTGATGTCTATGGAGTAATGCAGCTTCTCTTGCAGATGATGCACCATCAGGATATGGTGCACTATTAACTGACATAACACCTGAATTTTGTGATTGCTCATGTGGAAATGACATTATATAAGATATATTTAGAAAAAGTTTAAATGTAAAATAATAATTCTTATTATAAGTATAAATGAATGATTTAGAAAGACTTAATTTACAAAAAATGATTCAAGCAAATGATGCTAAGAACAATACAACTATTATTCGCGAACTGAAACATAGTAAAAAAATTCTAGAAGAAGTTAATCGACTATTAAAAATCAAACGTGAAAATCCAAGAATGTCTAAATCAAATCCAGAACTATTTGATAAAATGTGTGTGGAAAAATGTCAGTTTCTATTCAATTATTATACTGATATTTATAACAAGGTTAAAAAAGATGAAATTGACCTACAAATTTTAATTCGACTTATTAATGTATTATATGCTATTGAAGAAGGTCGTGTAGACCAACACGAAGGGTCATTTGAAGTCGGTAAATTGTTGAAAGAGATTTACATTGATAGTGCTTTGCGTAAAGCAGACAAGCTAGACGAAAAAACAGGTGAAGTAGAGAATCAAAAACCTATTGAGAAAATTTCATGGGCAGAATTTAAATCTAAAAATAAATAGAAAAATTGATATTTAAAAATAATCATTAAATATCAATAGACATAATAATGACATATACATTGGTTATAGTAGAGTCGCCTGCAAAGTGTAAAAAAATAGAATCCTATTTAGGGTCAGGATATAAATGTATAGCCAGTTATGGACATATACAAGAACTACCTAGTATTAAAAATATTAACATTGATAATAATTTTAAGCCTAGTTTTCAACATATGCCTACAAAAACTCAACAAATTAGTCGAATGCGGACAGCTATTAATGGTGCTAATGATGTGTTATTGGCATCTGATGATGATAGGGAAGGTGAGGCAATTGCATGGCACATATGTGAAGTATTTAATCTATCTCCATTAACAACAAAACGTATTATATTTCACGAAATTACTAAAAATGCCATAGAGCGTGCTGTAGTTAATCCTGGAACATTAAATATGGATATGGTTTATGCCCAACAAGCAAGACAAGTATTGGATTTATTAGTTGGTTTTAAAATTAGCCCAATCCTTTGGGAACATATTTCAAGAAAATCGAAAACAGGACTCTCTGCTGGACGATGCCAAACTCCCGCATTACGACTTGTATATGATAATCAAAAGGATATTGACGCTTCCCCTGGAAAAAAAGTATATAATACTACTGGATATTTTACTCAAATGAATTTAGGTTTCACATTGAACCATAACTTTGAAATCGTTGGATTCAATACAGAAGTAAATACAATGGAGCAATTTTTAGAAGATTCAGTAGAACATAGTCATTTGTATAGTTGTTCTAAACCCAAACAGACTACAAAAAATCCTCCTACACCATTTACAACCAGTTCTCTACAACAAAAGGCGTCAAGTGAATTAAATATTTCACCGAAGGAAACTATGTCTATTTGTCAAAAACTATATGAAGCTGGTTACATCACATATATGAGAACAGATAGCACAACATATAGTGTTGAATTCATCCAGAAAGCTAGTGATTATATTAATGATAAATATGGTGATGAGTATTTACATAACGATGTAATGCGACTTAGTGAAAGAAAAGAAGGCATTAAAAAAACAAAAAAGAAGAAGGGGAAAAAGGATGATAGTGAAAACAATGCTCAGGAAGCACATGAAGCAATTCGTCCAACGGATGTTGTATTAGAGAGAATTGAAGAAACATACTCATCCAAAGAACGCAAAATGTATTATTTGATTTGGTCAACTACTGTTGAAAGCTGTATGAGTCCTGCATTATATCAATCTATCACAGCCAAAATTTCGTCTCCTATGAAAAAGGAATATAAATATAGCACCGAATTAGCTAACTTTCCTGGATGGAAGATTGTGAAAGGGTATGACAAAGAAAATCCAGAATTTCAGTTTCTACAAAGTATAAAAAATAATACAATTGTTCAATATAATAAGATTGTTTCTAAGGTAAGTGTCAAAGATTTGAAATCTCATTATACGGAAGCAAAATTAGTTCAATTACTCGAAGAGCGTGGTATTGGTCGTCCATCTACATTTTCAAGTTTAATTGAAAAAATTCAGGAACGAGGCTATGTAAAGATTGATAATGTGAAAGGAAAAAAGATAAAATGTATAGATTATGAACTTACCAAAGACGAATTGATGGAAATTGAGGATGAACGCGAATTTGGAAACGAAAAGAAAAAATTAGTTATTCAACCTCTTGGTATAATAGTACTAGAATTTCTACTGAAACATTTTGACACACTATTTGATTATGAATATACAAAAAATATGGAGACAAATTTAGATATTATAGCCAAAGGGGATAAGGTTTGGTATAACTTATGTAAGGAATGTTTAAATGTTATTGAAGAGTGTTCCAAAGATTTAAAAACTGTCGATAAGAAGGTTATAAAAATAGATAATCATCATGTCTTTATGATTGGTAAATATGGTCCTGTTATAAAAAAAGATATTGATGGTACTACTACATTCATCAATTGTAAAAAGGATATTGATATGAACATACTAGAAAGTGGAGGTTATAATCTATCTGACCTAATTGGAGAAGTAAATACAAATATAATTCTTGGTAAATATAAAAATAATGATGTTATATTAAAAAAGGGTAAATATGGTCCTTATATTACATGTAATGGTGAAAATAAATCGTTAAGTACTATTTCAAAAGACATGTTAGAAATCACAATTGAAGATGTTATACCTTTGATTGAAAATAAAACACAGTTATCGTCATCTTCGTCTATTATTCGAAATGTGAATAATGACATTAGTATTAGAAACGGAAAATATGGTCATTATATCTTTTATAAAACCGATAAAATGAACAAACCAAAATTTATAAAATTAAAGGAATTCAAAGGAGATTATAATAATTGTCATGTAGATGATATTATAAAATTTGTACTAAATACATCTCCAAATAATTATAGCCGGTATTCCTCTGGGACACGAACAACATAGTCTCTGGCTATTTCGTCACGAAGTTGGTTAAAAGCAATAGTAAAATTAAAATTTTTATCTTTAAATTCAACTAATCTACCATCATGATATCTAAATGTTATCTTTAACTTTTTAATTTTTTCTATTGGAGGGTGATATTGGGATACATTTTGTAAAAATCCGTTTCTAGAATCGAATACTCGGCTAGATGGAGCAACATAAATGGGTATTTTAGCAAAAGCAGAATTTATCCTACCATTATAGTCATTGTTATATGTATCATTTGTTGCTTCTGAATATGGTTTAAGTTCATCTATACTATTATACTTGTCAACTTCCATGTAAACCGCACTGTCACCAAATGTATCAAATGTATATGGAGATTTGACATAATAAGCAACTTGTGTTGCTAGAGATAATGGTGGCCATTCTGTCGAATCTGGTTCTAACCAATTAGCACTACTATCATAATTAAATATTATACCAGATGTATCTTGTGCTTGATAAGTATCTTTTGCAAATCCTAAATAAGATGGTAAACCCCATTTTGTATATTGATTCCAAATATTAACAGATTGACGGTCGTGAACAGTTGATTCACATGAAACATTGTACTGTATATGATTACCAAATTCTAATGAGAAATTGTCATATGAATTTCCAAAAAATAATTTTTGTCCGACTTTATCATATTTTACCTTAAAATATGTATATGTATAACTTGGTATATGTTGTTTAATGTAATTATTAATCGCCGTATTCATTAAATTTTGTATTTCTAATGCCATTTCATCCGGCGTATAAGACCCTTCCTGAATTTGAATAGTATATTCTGGATTCGATAATAAAAATAAATAAACCGGTAATGTCGGATCATTTCGAATGGTAGGTTGTATTCTAAAAGTTAATTTTGTATTTTGTTGAGCATTGCTAAATACATAATAGTTCGCTGGTAACTGTACTTCTACTAATCGCATTGACTGAACATTTGTTATATTTTCTGGTATACTAACTTCAAATTGGTTGCTATTCGGCCATTTGCTAACATCTCTATCCTCGCTATGTATAGTTACTAATTTTCTATCCAATACATATGTATTTTGTCTTCTTATTAATTCATGTTGATTATTGACATTATATTGTGGAAATCTACTCATTATATAAATTAAATAGAGAAATAAAATAAATTATTTCCGCTATTACTCATACGAGTATTTGTAAAATGAATGTTTAGAAAATATTTCATTGTTCCGTGAAATGTCTCGATATAATTCAATAAATTAAAAATAAATATATATTCTATATGCCAAAAAAAAATGGAAATACATATAACCATTCCAAACAAAAAGGCGGAAATGATATACCTAATGCATCAGAATCAAGTAGTCCAATTATTAGCAGAATACCATACGACATTAAGATTTTTTCATTTTTATGTATAATGGGAGTACTTGTACGAATGTTATTTGCAAATCAAAATGATTATGCTACTGCTACAATATGGGGATATGGATTTAGTATTCTTTCACTTGTTGGACTAATTATTAGTTCGTTTGCTATATCATCAAAAGCACAATTTTCTCAAGATATATATGGGTTTTTTAAAGTAGTCATGGCAAATGCTATTCCAGTAATATTCACATTAATAATAATAACCCTTATATTAGCACAAAATATATCTTTTTATGATGATATAAATAGTGGTAAAGTAGCACCCCAGTATTATCAATTTTCAGGTGTATCTGGATTTTTAATATTAGTACAGGTATGTTTAGTAATTAACTATTTAATGGATACCTTAAAAAGTAAACAAGTTGTGGATAAAAATACATCTACTATGTTAATGGCATTAGCATCTGAATTGAGTAGTATTATTCTAATTCTTACTGCGGCAAATATAGGAATTGTTGGAATTTTACAAGTGATACTTAAATATTTTTCAACGGATGGATAAATTAGTATATTATTATTTTGTATGTTATTCCTATTTCATGATTATTCTCCCATAAACCAGAAATTTTTAATATAAATTTATTACTACATTTATTTATCTCTGTTCCAATATTAGGAAATATTTTCATATTTCCAGTAGATAATGAATCATAAATGGTTCGCTTTTTGGTTTTATTTGAATTATATTTATTCAGTATATCAGTTTCCATTTTATATACTTTCTGTAGTATTTCATTATTTTGAGTTGTATCAAAATTAAACTTTATTTTTTTAAAATAATTATCCTTCTGTGTAATTTTAATTTCCAGGTCCGTAAAAATACCATTTAATGTCATTAATTCATTTGAATATAATATTTTTATAAATATACTTTCATCCATAATTGTATTTTCTATGGGCTCACTGAAATATACATGATTCATATTAAATTGTTTCGGATTTAAAATGATATTCATTTGATATTATAACTATCATTATATCTTTAGATAAGTA